GACTTTTTGATAACTTACAAAACACGCCAGAACACACTGATTGCCGAACTGATTGAAATAAAACCCAAAAAGCAAAGTGTCATTGAAAGTAAGATGAGCAATCGAGATCGTATGGTTGTGGCAATCAACTATGCCAAATGGGATCAAGCTACCAAATGGTGCAAGCGCAACGGATTAAAGTTTAGAGTTATCACAGAAGAAGACATGTTCCACCAAGGTGGAAAATAAGCCACGCAACACTGTTAATACGGTAAATACGGTATGACTAGAAAATTAGAAGAACTGTTTGATTTGCCGTCAACCACTGCTGACTCTGAGGAAACTGTGCCTGATGTTGCTACTGCACAGTACGCTATAACAGAGATCGACAGTGCCATTGACAAGATTGACGCAGCCTTACCTGGTGTGCGTGGATTAGAATCAAGCGATGACGAAATGGATCAACTGGCAACCAAAGCTACTGAAACATTTGATGATTTGATGGATCTTGGCATGCAGGTTGACAGTCGTTATGCCAGTGAAATATTTGCAGTAGCAGGCGCTATGCTTGGACATGCACTCACTGCCAAAACTGCCAAGATGAACAAAAAGTTAAAAATGATTCAGTTGCAGATGCAAAAAGCCAAACTGGATCTTGACAAAGAAAAACTCAGTGGTAAAAACGATGATGACACTGAAACTATCGAGACTGCCGAAGGGCAAGTACTGAGTCGCAATGATCTACTTGAACGTCTACTTGGCGCAAGAGATCAAAAGAATAAACAAGCATAAATATCGTATAGGGATTAATTATGAAACATTTCAGAGAATATTTGTCAGAAAACGAAAGAGTATACAACTACCGTATTAAAATTGCGGGCGATACTCCCAAAGACTTGGTCAAGGCGCTTGAAGAAAAACTTCAACAGTTTGACGTTGTCAAGATTTCTACACCAAAAACCACGCCTGTAATGGCCAAACTAGCAGACTTTCCAGCGTTCGACAATGAAAGTTGCACACACATGGATGTAGAGTTCCGTTATCCTGCTATTGAACCACAAATTCAACAAATAGCACAGTTGTTGGGCCTTGATCCAAATCGTGTACGTATGTTGACTGTGCCGTACGAAAACAGCAACGACAAACTGACTGCTGACATTGAAGAACAAAACAAGGATTTGTTGACATCTCCTTATCCTGCTCCTGATGCTGAACAAAAAGCCTTGTACAAAGACTATGCAGCCGCACCAGAAGATCATGCAGTATTGAAAAATACCTATCGCAGTGCATTCACAGTGGCCGGTGGTAAAACCCCTCCTGCTGTCACTACCAACAGTTTACCAATGGGCGACACTAGTCCTATGACAAACGTTAAGCGTCCAGCAAAGCCAGCAACTGGCTACAACCCAAGAGGATAATACAATGAGCTTTTTTTACAACCTAAACAAAACACTAGCATCAATTTCTAGTAAAGACAAAGTCACTACACAAGCAACTGAAAGTGTTCAGCAAAGCGAGTTAAAAACTATTCTTGAGTCTAGTTACAGTGCTGTGCGTAACAAAACAGAAGAAGGCAACGAATTTTCAGGCAAGTTGGCCAACGCCAAGTCTCAGCACAAAGATTCATTTGATGTTGACGGCAAAACATATCCTGTTAAAGAAGAAGGTATGTCTGCCAAAGAAAAATCATTTGCTGCCTTGGCAGACCCCAAAGACAAAATCACTTTTGCTGACAAAATTGCCGGCGCAAAGAAAGAAGTAGATGAAATGTTGGGCGATGTTGCTGCTGATGCTATGAAAAATGCCATTGGCAAGATCCGCGAAATTGAAAACGACGATGTCGAAGAAGGCTTTGACGACATGCAAAAAGATGTCAAAAAACGCATGGGCGACATGAGTAAAATGAAACCAGGCGACAAGATGGCCGGTCACAAACACGACATTGAAAAGACCACAACAGGCATCAAAGCTACACGCCGTACTGACCCAGATGGTATCAGTACCAGTGTAGACGACAAAGATGCCGATGGCGAAAAGCGCGGACGTGGACGTCCCAAAGGCACTGGCGTTAAGATGGGCGCCAAAGGACCATCGGGCAAGAGCAAGTTGATGACTCGTGAAAACGACGAGTATGATGACGAAGCAGGAATGGCCAAGCAAGATTTAGCACAAGCCAAAGATGCAGCCGAAGAGTTGCGCAGTATTTTAGCGTCTGATGAGAATTTGCCAGAATGGGTACAAGCTAAGATTACCAAGGCTGTTGACTATCTAGACACAGCCCGTGATTACATCAAGTCTGAAAAAGACGGTGAAGAAGAACTAGACGAAAAGAAAGATGTCAAGCGTGACAACAAGGCCGAGAAAGACGGCAAAAAAGTCACCAAAGACATTGAGTATGACGAAAAGAAAAAAGATGGTATCCACGGCAAGAAGCGTGATGCCGAAGACGACAAAGCAGAAAAAGCCGGCAAGGAAGTGGCCAAAGATGTAGAGTATGACCAAAGCAACGAAAGCGAAGAAAAGCCTAAAAAAGCCAAAGGTGGTATTGACTTCGGTGGCAGTGTTTATGAAAACTTAGATGCACAACTTGAAGGTTTGATCACCGAAGGTATGAATGTCACAATCAACATGACAACTGATGACAATGGCCAGGATCGTAAAACTGTCACAGTCACTGCCGAAGATGACGATGCTGTTAGTCTAGTAGAATTGTTACGCAATGCAGGCATGGGCAACAGTGCACCAGAGTCATGCTCAACATGCGGCGAAAGCACTTGTGAATGCGAAATGGTTGAAGAGAACAGCCCAAACTGGCCCACTGACCAAACAACAAGTGATGACGCACTACAGTATGCAGGCGGATTAAACAAGCCCAAGAGCACTGGACAAACAACTACACCTGTTATTGCAAGCCAATTGCGTAGACAAGCCAGTATGGAAGAAAGTGTAAAACTCGAGCGCAGTTTGTTTGACTTGTACAAAGACTTTACAAAGTAAAAGGAAAAGAAAATGGCAACTCAAGTAATCAACGCAGCAGGCAATGTATTATGGACCGCTGACAAAGCAGAAATTTCTGCCAACAGTGCCGATGTTACATTTCAAATTGGTGTAACAGAAATTGGCAACACTGCCAACGTCACTGGTAACTTGTATGCCAACGCAGTATCTGTCCCAAACGGCAGTAGTATACAAACATATGTCGGCGTAGGGAATAAACTCACCATTGCCGGCACCAATGTCACTGCTGTGGCATTAGGAACACAAAGTTCTGCTCAAGCTGGTATTTTGACAGGTCCGAGTTACGTTGCTCCGTAATAAAATTTTATGAGATCCAAAGAGTTCATAACTGAAAAAAACGCCAATGGCAAGTTGGGCAATCGTCGCCAACTGTCTACTCGCGGCCTGCACACGTTCAAAAACGGTGGAAAGGGAAATACCATTTATGCACTCAATCGTGTGATGATGGCAGTAGCGCAAACAGATGGGATAACCATGCCTGAACTTGACAGCGAAAGCTGGATTGGTACTTCAGCATTGGCAGCACCGTATTCAGAAGAAGAACACGAGATGTTGAAAATGGCATATCGTGCAGTGGGAGTAGACAGCACAGACCTAAATCATAACGACCTAGATTCAGAAGAATTAGAAAGCACAAACAAACAAAGCCCGGTCAAAGCATTCAAAGGATACCCTAGATAATGTCTATAATTGGACCAACAAGTTACTCACATCAATTTCCTAATTATCAATTAGGTGATTTAACTCAAGCCATGGATTACAATGAGGCCGGACAGCCTATTATTCGAACCTCGGGTGATACATTTAGCTGGGCAATTAACATAAGTGCAGGAAATGTTGATGGTGTAAGCTATATTGAAAAATTTGGTATGAACACCGATGTTGATGCTAATAAAGAGACTATTTGGGACGCTGGCGGTATTTATACATACATTAGTACTGCTGAAACTGTAGCAGTAACCAGTAGCAATACCGGAGCTGATAATGCCACAGGCACAGGTGCAAGAACAGTTGAAGTACAAGGACTTAATAGTGCATATGCAGTTGTTACAGAAACACTAACTGTAGGCGGAAGTACAGGAACACAAGCGTTTTTGCGTGTGTTTAGAGCAAAGGTTATCACTGCAGGATCAAGTGGAGTGAATGAAGGCACAATAAGCATTACCAGTAGCTCAACTACAACTAAATTAGCAGAAATTGGTGTTGACGGCTCAGGTGCAACCGCTGCCGGACGTGGACAAACATTCATGGCAATGTACACAATACCAGCAGGCAAAACTGGATATTTAACACAGTGGACAGTTGGTGCTGGCAAGCAAAATACAGACGCAGTAGCGTTTATATTATCACGTGATGCCAGTATAACTGATTCCGCATTTAATTCTAAAGATATTGTCACAGTTAGTGCCACAACATTTGCTAAAGGTTATACAATTCCGCTACAGTTTACAGAAAAAACTGACATAGAAGTTCGTGCATACTCAACCACCAACAATAGTTTAGTCAGTAGTACATTTAACCTTATCTTATACGATAATCTTTCCTGAGTCTAGTACAGTAATATGTTCAGTTTTGATGTTGAAAATATAACAAAGGGTATTGGAGTAGTCACAGCTACACTTGCTATGGTGGGCGGTGGATACACCTTTTTAGACAGGTTTGAAGATAAAAGTATTCTTACTTGGGCGCCTGAACATTTTGTTATTGCACCATATGAGGGCGATTACAAAGTAACAGTTGCAAGAGAGAAACATAGAGATGACTGCACAGTCACAGACTTTACATTAACTGTAAGGGATAGTGAAGATATCGTCCATCAAGCATCAAGTAGTATTGGTAAATTTATGGGCCCGGCAAGTGATACTGTTGATACGTTTGCTTTTAAAATGACAATAGAAAACACCCAAACGATAGCATCAGGCACGGCGACACTGATTGCATATATTGATTATGCCTGTCCAGAAGGTAATGTTGCAGTAACATATCCAGATCACGAAAACTTGAGGTTTGAAATTAAAGAGAGTCCATAGGGCTCTTTTTTTGTGTATACACCAATACTCATATAAGGAATCAACATGTACGAATATAGAGCACACATAATAAAAATTGTAGATGGTGACACAGTTGATGTTGACATTGATCTGGGATTTGGCATAGTACTAAGCAACGAACGAGTAAGAATCAACGGCATCGATACTCCTGAATCAAGAACAAGAGACAAACAAGAAAAGAAATTTGGCCTGGCTGCAAAAGCAAGGCTTAAATCATTGCTGGGAAAAACTTGCACACTCAAAACACAAATAAACAAAAATGGTGAAGACATGAAAGGCAAGTTTGGTCGTATCTTGGGCGACTTTGATGTGTATGATGCCGCCACCGACAGTTGGAGACCAGTCACTGCTGTATTGATCGACGAAGGACATGCAGTTGCCTATCACGGACAAGCCAAAGCAGATGTACAACAAGCGCACATGGCCAACAGAGTCAGACTGCTTAAAGAAGGTGTTGTAAAATAACCAAACCATAAATATCTTTATGATAGACGACCACTATGTAGAGATATTTAGAAACTTGGCAGACGAAGCAGAAAAAAGAACCGGGTACGAAATACCTGTGTTGCTGTCACAGTACACAATCATGATGCTGGCAGACCACATGCGTAAAACGCAATGGTACCCTGATCCCAGTTTTACAGAAAACTATCTACAAGTAAACAACAGTCGCAGTGCCAAAGAATTGGCAGACGAATGCTTGTTTATATCTGGTGTGTTTCCTGAATACGCAGTTCGCAACGGCGTCACACTGACCTACTATCACACGCTCGGTGAAGCATGTTACAGCAGAGCCGCAATTGATTTAAACAAAGAACTGTTTCAAAATCTCAGCAATTACTTTGTGGAAGTGTCTACATGGACACGCAATGTTGTACACAACGCCATAAATCTTTATTGATACCGTTGCTGTTTTTGGCATAAATTAGTGTATGGATAATTTCTTTTGTGCTGCTCCTTGGCGTGGCCTACACATCAACCCCCGTGGTGATGTCAAAACATGCTGCGCCGGCAACCCCAACATGCTGGGCAACTTGAACTCACTGAGAATTGAACAAATACTCAACAGTGACCTGATGGCAGAAATCCGTCAAGAATTATCCCAAGGACGAGCACACGAATACTGTAGCAACTGTGTCAAAGCCGAACGTTTTGGTGCAGAATCAGAACGTGCATGGCACAACAATGTCAATTCCAATTTTGATTATGCCACAGCAGGTGATCAATATCACTATCCTGTGATTGTAGATGTAAGATGGAACACCACTTGCAATCTCAGTTGTAACTACTGCGGAGATTTTTGCAGTTCCAAGTGGGCTGCCATCAAAGGCATACCAGTCAAGTCAGGTGCTAGACCCTATTATGACCAAGTATGTGATTTTATAGAGCAACATCAAGATGCCATACACGAAGTTGCACTAGTAGGTGGCGAGCCGCTGATGCTGCCAGAAAACAGCAGACTGTTAGACGTAATACCAAAAGATGCAATTGTTACTTTAATAACCAACTTGTCAGTGGATCTTGAAAACAATAAAATATTTCAAAAATTAGCAACACGAAACAAAGTTGGCTGGAGTATGAGCTTTGACAATGTGGGCAATCAACTTGAATATGTGCGTCACGGTGCCGCATGGGACAAAATCAAACACAACTTTGCTCTTATTAAAGATTTAATGACCACACAAGGGCAGTGGGGCGGCATACATGCTGTGTACAACATGTACAATGCCACTAGAATTTGCGAACTGCGGGAGTTTGCAGAAGAAACAGGTACGTCGGTGTTATGGCAAAATTTATTCCAACCTGTATACTTAGATCCTTTCTTGCACGGACCCAAAGTTGCTGCCCTTGCTGCTGCCGAAATAGAAAAATTTTATGCAATGGACATTGCAACACCTGCGGAAAAACAGTTTTTTGATCAAGCATTATACAGATATCGTGCGGTTACATCTACAACTGATGACATTACAGAACAATTTAAAAATCACATTCAAGAAATTGAAACAAAATATCACCCAGATAGTCTGGGCAAATTTGCCAAATTATGGCCGGAGTTAGATAAAATTTATGTCTAAAAGTTTAGAAGGTGTACTGATCAAAGCACCGCACAAGCGGCAATCATTTACAGAAGCAGAAATGATGGAGTTTATGGATTGCGCTGATCCTGTGTCAGGACCGGCCTATTTCCTTGATCACTTTTTCCATATACAGCATCCTACCCAAGGAAAAATGTTGTATCATCCTTTTGAATATCAAGAACGATTGGTTGACGTTTATCACAATTATCGTTTCAGTATATCGATGATGCCGCGGCAAACAGGCAAATCAACATCGGCCGCAGGCTACTTGTTATGGTATGCTATGTTTGTACCTGACAGTACTATTCTTATTGCTGCACACAAATTCACAGGTGCTCAAGAAATTATGACACGCATTCGCTTTGCATACGAACTGTGTCCCGATCATATTAGAGCAGGAGTTACCACTTATAACAAAGGCAGTATAGACTTTGAAAACGGATCACGCATTGTGTCGGCTACTACAACAGAAACAACTGGTCGAGGCATGAGTATATCACTTCTATACGCCGACGAATTTGCATTTGTTCGACCTACTATTGCCAAAGAGTTCTGGACTGCTATCAGCCCCACGTTGGCCACAGGTGGTAAAGCCATTATCACAAGTACACCAAATTCAGATGAAGATCAGTTTGCATTGCTATGGAAAAGTGCGTTAAAGTGCGAAGATGAATATGGTAATCCAACACCGTTGGGCATAAACGGATTCAAAGCATTTCGTAGTTATTGGCAGGAACACCCGGATCGCGGCGAAGAGTGGGGCGCCAGTATGGAAGCTCAGTTGGGAACTGATCGTTTCAGACGAGAAATTGGATGTGAATTCATCATCAACGATGAAACACTTATTGCTCCTGCTATACTTGTCGAATTGCAAGGACAACAAGAACCGTTGTTTAGAACCGGGCAAGTACGTTGGTACAAACGGCCCGAGCCAGGAAAGATTTATATTGTGGCATTGGATCCCAGTTTGGGCACAGGCGGCGACCCGGCAGCTATACAGGTGTTTGAAGCCAACACAACTACCCAAGTGGCTGAATGGCGTCATAACAAAACCACAATTCCGGAACAGGTACGCATATTGGCCGATATTTGCAAGTACATAAATGAAACTGTCAAAGATTCCAAGAGCATTTACTACAGCATAGAAAACAACACAATTGGTGAAGCCGCACTTATTTCTGTTGCTGAATACGGAGAAGAAAAAATCGAAGGGTATTTTTTAAGTGACAACTCTGTTGCAGGCGGTGCAAAGCGTATAAGAAAAGGATTCAACACCACAAACAAAAGCAAGCTGTCTGCTTGCAGCAAGTTAAAAATTCTAATAGAATCTAAAAAAATGGTGATTAATAGTGCGCCATTGGTTTCAGAGTTAAAAACATTTGTAGCACACGGCACAAGCTATGCTGCCAAACCAGGAGAAACAGACGACTTGGTCATGAGCACAATACTTGCTATCCGTATGATGGTAATGTTACAAAACTATCATACTGAAATGGACTCGCAAATGCGTGATTTTAGTGACAGCATGGTGGAGCCAATGCCGTTCTTTGCAACATTTCGCTAATGCTAAAACTTTAATAAATATAATACTATGGCACAAAATACTTCAGGAAAACAACTCGCGGACCTTTTGGTCTCTCGCGGCTACGAACCAGAAATGCTGGACAGGCTTGGCAAGGCAGCGGCATCAGCGGAAGACGCTGAAATTTTTAGTTTCGATTTCGTCACATCAAACGATACTAACCACGGCACAGTGGTTGTCATGCTAGGCGCTGACAACGACTTAGAAGTATTCAGCGGCGACAATGTTGGCCGCGGCATGGACAGTGCAGACAAAACAGAATGGTATGAATTTCAGCATCAGTTGAAGAACTTTGCCACAAAGAATTTTATGACGTTTGGTAGTCAAAACATCAACAAACTCAAGTACAGTATGCAAGGGCAAGCAGCTCTCAAAGAAGGGTTATTTGAAAGTTGGAATGGTACAAAAAATGTCAGTTACAACGGCGGCCCAGATTCGGTTCGGCTAATGATCAAACACAAGCGACCAATGGGTGTCAACGAAGCACGTTTCCGACAAGTTGAAAGTTTATTTGTAGAAACAGCTGAAGGCGAACGCTACAAGTTGCCATTCCGTAATTTATCAGGTGGTCGTGCCATGGTAGAGCATGTGCGCCAAGGCGGCAAGCCGTACGACATGCGTGGGGCACACATTGTCAACATGGTTGAAGAAATCAATGTTCTAAGCCGTTTCCGCAGAGCCAGTAAAGGACAAGTGTTCGAAGGCGAAACTGCCAATTTGGTAAACGAAACCAACGCTTATTATGAAACAATGAGCCGAACACTCAAAGGACTAGCATCGGGACGCGGATACAGCAAGTATTTTGAATCTTGGAATCCTGCTGATATAACAGGACAAGATGTAATTATTGAAGACATCAAAACATTATTCGTTCAAGAAACCATTGATTCACGAATTGAACAGGCCTTACCAATCTTGGCCCGCATACAACAACAAGGAACCGTTATGAAAGAAGCAAACATATTTGAAGCCTGGGCAGACCGCCTGATGGAAGGAACATGGACAATTCCAAATACTCCAGAACAACAACAAGAATTAATTGCGTTGTTGTCAAAAGAATTGCCAGTTGGTGCCGATGCAGTCAATGCAACAGAACAGTTGTATAGCTTGTTCGGAGACGACGTATTGTTTGACCAATTGCATGAGTTGGCTGATGCTGATGCCGATGCAGATGCTCGCGAAATTGTTATTGCACGCCTTAAAGAGTTTGCACAGCAAGACCCCAGTATTGCCGAAATCATCACTGCTTTAGAAACTCCAGCAATCGAAGCCGAGCCAGAAGCAGTACAAGAAGGCGAAGTAAAAAGAATGTTGTGGGATCGGGCAGAAAATATGCAACGTGCTGAATTTATTGCCAGTGCTGCTGAAATAGGAATGGAAGAAGCCGAAGCATTTGAATTTTGGAACTCTGTCAATGGCGAAGATGACGTTTACAACGACAGTGGACTAACATTTGATGATTCTGAATTTGAAGAACCAGATGATTCAGTTGAACGCATGATGGAATTGTCCGGAATGACACGTCACTCAGTCGATGGCGGTATGGACAATGACATACTTCAAGACGGTAGTTTCAACACTGATGGCAGCTATAACACATCAGATGACGAAGCAAACGAATTTGATGATGTAGAGTTCGATGATGGTGCTGCCATGTATGACGACGATGTTGACGAAGGCGACAACACTTACAGACCCAGCGGCGAAGAAATTGCCGGACCAGAAAAGAAAACCATTGGCGATAAGATCAAAGGCTTTGCCAAAGATATGGGCAACAAAGTTGCTCCCGATGATGAAACATTGTTAAAAGACCTACAGAACAAAGCAGACGGCTTAGACGAAGCAAGCTGGATCAATGGTCGTAAACAAGACGACAAAGAACTAGTTTGGAAACAAACCAGTATGAGCTACGAAGAAGCATGCAAGAAGTACGGTAAAGAAAATTGCAAACTTGGTGGTAAGAACCGACGTGGTGATGACACAGTTGAAGTAAAAGTTCCATTGGTAGCCGAAAGCGAGTACTCTGCTGTAAGTGGTCAATACGGACACTCTGGTAAAATGCAAGAGTTTGGCAAAGTCGAAGACGATGTAATGTCAAGACTCAAACAGTTGTCTGGATTGATAAAGACAATGTAAATTAGTCATTTGAACAAATGCGTCATAAATATCATTGACGCTAGCAACAAAAGCGTGTACACTACTTGTGTGACACGCTTTTTTATTAGCATCACAGGCAACTTAGAAAACATTTTATAACACTTAGAAAGGCAACTTAAAATGGCATCATTAGCAGAAATTAGAGCAAGACTCGCGGCATCAGAAGGTAACAGCAACAAAGGTGGTTCATCCGGTGGCGACAATGCAATTTACCCACACTGGAACATGGATGAAGGTTCATCTACAACACTCCGATTCCTCCCAGACGCAAACACAAAGAACACATTCTTTTGGCAAGAACGAGCAATGATTCGTTTACCATTTGCAGGCATCAAGGGACAAATGGACTCAAAACAAACAATCGTGCAGGTACCCTGTATGGAAATGTGGCAAGAAACTTGCCCAGTCCTTACTGAAGTACGTGGATGGTTCAAAGACAAAGCTCTTGAAGACATGGGTCGTAAGTACTGGAAAAAGCGCAGTTACATTTTCCAAGGTTTTGTTCGCGAAAACCCAATGACTGACGAGAAGACTCCAGAAAATCCAATTCGTAGGTTTAT